TAGGGGTTGCCGCATAAAAGAACGGGTGTCGGGTCGCGGACTGTTGCCGCCGGCGACCGACCCGGCCACCGCGTGCGGCGTTGCACTTGCGACAGGCGGCGACGTAGTTGTCGAGTGTGGCCGGGCCGCCCTCTGCACGCGGTAACAGGTGATCGGCCTCTGTTGCCGGGCCGCCGCACCAGTGGCAGCGGTAGCCGTCGCGGGCCAGGACCAGCGGCGCCAGTCGGCGGTGTACACCGTCAAGGCCGGGCTTTGCCATTGCTCAACGGTAGTGCAGGCTCGAACCATACGACCCCGTCAGCGTTCATGCGGCGTTCCATGCGGTACAACTTGAACCAATCGGCGTTAGCGCGACGGCACCGAGTACAGCGGCATGGTTCCTGGCGCCATTGGTAGCGCGAGCGTGTCCCGTGTTTGGGTGGGGTGGTCAGTTTGGCCGGCATCAGGTCACCCACACGGCGAACAGGGCGGCGGCCGCCATAGCAAGCACGACGACGGCGACCAGTGGGGCGGGTAGGCGCCAGCGCTCAGAGATGGTCATAGCGTTCGCCTCCCCCATGTCTCGATCTGGCGCCTGATCAGTTCGTGATCTAGCCCGGCCGAGCTGGTGGGGTGCGCTAGTCGTTCTAGAGCCTTCATCAATGATCGGCGGTACGACATTCGCCCGGTCACCATCCCGAACGCGAACGCCATCGGCGTTAGCACCAGCACCATCAGGGCGGCGTTCATCGTTCAATGTTACCGATCGGTAACCGTGGGCTATAGATCATCCCGTGGCCCTGCCCTTCGGGTTGCATTCAGGGCACCGTCTCGACTCCCACACCGAACGGTCACCCCGTACAACTTCATCAGAAACGAACGACGTGCCGTCGCACGACTCGCACGCGTTCGCGAAGTCGGCGGAAGGTTCAATTGGTTGTTTAGGTTTAGCGCGCCCGTGGGCGCGCGCCTCGCGACCGTAGGGCGCGCGCCCCGCGACCGTAGGGCGCGCGCCCCCCTCCCCGGTGTGCGCGCCCGTGGGCGCGCAGTTGTGGAAAACCCAACGGTCCCCGATGCCGGGGATACGGCGGCGTTCGACCAGGCCGCCGGCGGCAGATTCGACCTGACGTAACGCCCTCAACACCGACGAACGATGCACCCCGTAACGCGCCGCCAGATGGCTAGCGGACTCCCACCCGGCGCCCGTCGTGGCCGCACGTTCGGACAGGTCCATTAGCAACGTGCGCGCCAACAGTGGAAGGTCGCACCCCTTCAACCATTCGCGGACGTACTCGATCGGGCGCGGGTCGTCGTTCATGTCGGCGCCTTACGCGCCCGGCGCCGTTTGGCGTCAACACCAGCACCGAGCGACACGACGCGCCGTGTCCGGGACCGCCGGCGGCCGTCGGCGGCGATGCGGCGTTCACACGCTGATAGGCCGCCGGCCGTGTCGTAGTGAATCACGGCCTCTACAGCGCCGAACAGGACGGCCCCGCACACGTCGCACACCGAGCGCATCATTCGGCGCCCTTTGCGTGTCGGGCCTCATGACGTAGGGCACGGGCGCGGGACCGTTCGACGCGGTCATGTTCGGCGGCGGCGATCCCCCATAGCGACACCAGCACCATGCCGGCGAACACAAGCACGACCACCAGCAGGCGGCCCGGCGAGAACGTCAGGGCGGCGATCACGACGCGGCCTTACGGGCGGCGCGCGCTTGCGCTAGGTCGTAGTGATGTTGGCAGTAGTACAGCGGCGCTGGCGGCCGGGGCGGGGCGGTCACGTCGGCGATCGCCGCCCATTCGTGGCACCAGTCACAGCGCTGTGTTTCGGGCAGTAGAGCGTTCACGACGCGCCTGCCCGATCAGGTGCGCTATCGGAACATCTATTTCTGATGTACGCCTGCACTTCGGACGGAACCACGAACACGGCGCCACGGAATCCGGTCGGCTGGTGCAGTAGTCCCGGCTGGCCGGCGGCGATCAGGTCGGTGTGCCAGCGGTAGATACTGGCGCGACTGACATCGAGTCCACGGGAACGCAGAAACGGGAGCGCGTGTTTGAGTGACATAGGCGTATCTAACACCCCTATGTCAAGTTGCACGTTTGTCGTTTGGGTCATGTCAACTAGATTAGCGTCTCATGCAGTCTCATGGGGTGGATATGTCGGGTCCGTTCGTGGATCATCTGCGGCGATCCGTGCGGGGCTACTCCGCCGGCACGATCTACGCCCGCGCCAGAATCGTTCGGCGCTACCTGGACGACATCGCCGATCCGTTCGGGATCGACGCGGCCGGCGTCGAGCGGTGGGCGACCGGTCAGGGTTGGTCATCGTCGACGGTGCGCGACTCGATCAGTCATCTGCGCGCCTTCTATCGGTGGGCGATCCGTTCGGGGTTGACCGACCGCGACCCGACGACGGCGATCGAACGGCCACGCGTCACGCGTCGGCTACCGCGCCCGGCGCGTGACGTGGCGATCGCCGTCGCCACGTCGACCGCGACGCCCGAACTGCGCGCCATGTTGGCGCTGATGGCCGGGGCCGGGTTGCGGTGTTGCGAGGTAGCCGGGTTGCGGTGGGTCGATGTCGACATGATCGCCGGGACCGTTCACGTCGTCGGCAAAGGCGGCCGGGAGCGCGTGTTGGAAGTGGCGCCGGCGATCCGGCGGGCACTGGCGGCGATCGATCATCCCGGCGCGATCGTGTTCGGCCCGTACACACCGTGTCGCGTGAGTCAGCTCGTCAACAATCATCTACGGATGGTCGGCGCCGGGTGTACTGCCCACCAGTTACGGCACCGGTTCGCGACCCGGTCGCTAGAACAGTGCGGGCGACTCGACATCGTGCGCGACCTGTTGGGTCACGCATCGATTGCCAACACCGAGATTTACGCGGCGGTCGTGCCGGGCCTGGCCGGCGGCGTGTGCCGATCTGTCGATGTGCCGGGGCTATGACATGGCGTCGATAGCGTGTCGTTATATGTGGCGGGGATTGATGGTGGCGGCCGGAGTTACTGGGTTGGCGGCGTGCAGCAGCTCGTCGAGCGACTTCAACCCGGCACGCGACGTGTGCGTCGACTACGGCCAGGCCGTGACCGATTACAAGGATGGCTTGATGACTGACGCCGAGTTTCGGGCCGATCTGGGCGGCATCGTTGAAGACGCCCGCCTGACCGATGTCGAGCAGTACGCCCGCGACTCGATGGCGGCGGTCACAAGCGGCACGACCGCCGAGATGACAGCGGCCCTGTCGGCGTTCATGAACTACTGCAACGCGCAGTTCGCCTGACCAGGCGCGCCGATATCGGGTGTTAGGGGTCGACTATGAACGCGACGGCGAAGAACATCAGGCCGACCGCGATCAGTACCGAGTAGTACGTCTTGGTGGTGACGGCGATGGCGGCGGCGGCGATGAACAGTGCGATTGCGATGACTAGGCACCATTCGGGGTTGGTTAGTGCAAGGATCATGGGTCGATCCTCCTGTCTGTGAGCAGGGGTTCTATAGAAATACTTATTTCTGATCGTCGCGTTTCAACAGTTCGGCGGCGATGAACACACCGAGCATCAGACAGCCGATCGAGATGAGCGTGAGTCCGGTGTAAATGTTGCCGTTCGGCACGTCGCGGATGAGCACCGCCCCGACCAGGATGCACAAGGCGGCGCCTAGTAGCGCCGGCCATCGTGCGAACGGGCGCAACATGGTCACGCCCGGCCGAGCGCCTCTAACGTGTCGGCGTCGATCACACGAACGTCAGGCCAGCCGCGCACACCGCCGCCGGACGTGTTGACCAGCCGATATACACCCGAGTTGGCGAGCACGACATAATTGTTGAACGTCGCCTCGTCGGCGATCGCGAATCGTGTCATGCCGTCACCGATCCAGGCCGTACCGTTTTCGTCCAGTGCGACAACCATCGTTTGAGCCTCCTCAGGTGGTGCCGGGATCGGCGGGGGGGTCGGCGCCGGGGTCGGCGGCGGGGTTGGGGTTGGGGCACCGAGTAGTCGGGCGACGTGTTGGCGGATCGTCGGCAGTTCGGCGTACAGGTAATCGCCAGGGCATCCGGTGGCGCCGAGGTGGGCCGGGTTGTCACGGTGACCGCGAATGATGGCGTCACGTCGAACCCAACCGTTGCCGATCATCCACACAATCGCGCAGGCGATCGCCTCTAGTTCTTGGGGTAGCGGGTGCCGGCTGGCGTTGCCCGTCCACGGTGCGGCCGGGTCGGCCGGATGAAAATAGCCCATCAGGCAAACGGCCTTACTGACGCGGTTGCGGTCGAGTGTGGCGGCCGGTGTCCACTGGCCGCGTGCCTCACCGATCGTCGTCACACGGCCGGCGCTGGTGTGAACCAACATCGAATAATCGGTCGCGCTGTAGCCCTTATTGACGATGGCCGATTCGTTCATCGTGTAGAACGCTTTGGCGGCGTCGACGGTCGGTTTGTCGATCGGGTCGACGCCGGCCGTGTGGTGAACGTAAACCTCTCCCACCGGCATTGTTTGGGCGACGGGCGGGCGCGCCCACCGCATCCCCCACGCGTCGGCCTCTAGAACCCGGTAAGCGGTCATCAGAACCAGCCTTCATCTTCGGCGGCGGCCATCACAGTCGATAAATCAATGTCGTCGGCGAATATCGCTACACGACAGATGAAGCCGTCGAACGCCGACCCACCACCATCGGCACGATGACCGATGTAAAGCGCCGCCCCACCGTTGGCCGGCGTACCTGTGCCCGAGCCGATACTTGAGTCAACAACTAGGGTGCCGTTGTGCCACATATCAATCGGGCCAGCGATGGTAAAGCCGTCGTCTATGTTGGCGGCGACGACATGCCACGCGCCAGACGTAACGACGGCGGCGATCCCGTTCGTGCTTCGGTCATTACCCGCCGACGAAAACGCCGAGAATAAGAGGTCGCCAGCGTTCTCTAGGTAGAAGTCCCACTCATAGTTAGACGTGTTGCCTTTGGTGACCATGAACCGCCGACTCGACGGGGTGGCGTCGGGTTTGACGATACAGAAAACCGTCAAACCGACCGACCCGAGCGTGAATTCGTCGTAATCGCCGATGATGATCGCACCGCCGTCAAAGTTCGGGACCGGGTCGCCATCGGCGCCGGTGGTGGCGTTCTTTGTGATCGTGCCGCTGTAGGTGCCGTGGCGGCCGTTGCCGCTGCTATCGGTCGCCGTCGTGCCCGACGTTTCATCGAGCCGCCAGTAGCCCAGCGGCGACAGCGCCAGAATCGCCGAATCGAGCGTCGCCGGTGGGGCGACATAGCCGGGCAGTTCGGACGCGGCAAGTACCCGGTCCCATACACCGATGCGTGTCGCCGACGAATCGGCCGGTAGGTCGATTTGCCATATCCCCGAGTTTGATCGTTCACCGACAACACCGAGCGCGTCGGCCTCTTCGACGGCGTCGATGTACAGGATCAGGTCACCGGCGGCGGCGTCGTGAGTGAGGGCGACCCGGTAGAACGTGTCCAGATCGAGAGTCGTACCGCCGGCGATCGTGGTGATCCCGCCGACTAGTTCGATGGCGTTGCCGGTCGGCGCCCATCCGGCACCGTCGACGGTCGCTTCGATCCACATACCAGCGAAATGGGCGAGACTGATCGTCCCGTCAGGTTGGGCGCCGAGTGTGCCTTCCCACACGATCGACGTGTCGAGTGTGAGCGCGTCGACGACGGCCGGGCCGACCCCGTACACGACGCAACCTTCCAGGCCGCCCGTTACCAGTGTCGGGTTACCGTCGTCATCGGTCGAGAATCCGGCGAACGCCAGACCGTGTGTCGCCTCCTCATCTGAGATTGCTTCACGAACCGAGTCGGGCGGGCAGATTTGAGGCCAGTAGGCGACGGCGTCATCGAACGGCGGATCGGCCAGGGCCGGGACCGCCAGACAGTCAACGGCGAACCACGGGCCATAAACCCATGCCCCGGCGCTAGGGCACATTTCGCGTTGACGGAACCGATACAACAGATCGTTGTCGAGTCCGGACGTGTCGTACCCGGCGAGCGTCCACGGCGGGGCGACGATCGTGCCGTCGTCGACGGTGCCCAACACGGTCGCCCCACCATCATCAGATGATTGAAGTTCCCATTCGATCGTGCATCCGCCGCCCGGTTCGGGAAAGTCGACATCGGGGCCATCCCATACCGGGATCGTTGTCGGGTCGGTCGTGAACTCGACAGACCGTGACGCCGAATAGTGGGTTACGACGCCGTCGACCTGTCGTAGTAGACGGCCCTGGAACTCGTAGTCGGTGGACGGGGCCAGGCCGCCCCAAACGATCCCGGTAATCGGATAGTCGACGGTCGCCCATAGTGACGCCGGGTTGAGTAACCGGATTTGTGTGTGTGTCGGTGTGATCGTCTGAGACGGGTTCGTCCACGAAAATTCGGCGACCATGTCGGACACGTCGACCACCGCCAAGTCCTCAACAGGCAACAGGACCGAGTCCGTTTCGACGTTGTACACGTCGACCGTAAACGCAATATCCCAACCGATCCGCCCGACACCTTGCGGGGCGATCCGTTCGGTGTACTGGCGAACCCAACCGTTCCCGAACACGAACGGGCGGCCCTCCTGTGTCTGATGTTGAATAGCGGTGTACCCGAGATAGTCGAGTTCGGCCGGGCCGGGATGGAACCCGAACAGGTCGACCGTCGTATACAACGGGCGGGCCTCCACGACGGCGTTCGCCCGATACGTCAACAGGTCCAGGGCGGCCACGTCGTTGTCCTGAATCCAGGTCGCCTGTAACGACTTGCGGTCGTAACGCTGAATGCTGATCGGGTCGTCATCATCGAACGTGCCGCCCGGCCCGACAATCACAACATGATTGATTACGGCATCTTCGGCCTTGTCGAACCCGAACGGGTCCACGCCGACACCTTCGGTGGCGTAGGCGGCCAGATCGATACCGCCCGACTCGGCGAAATAGGCGAACCCGACCGGACCAGGTGACGGGGCCGGTGTCCCATCAGCACCACTAGCGAACGCGGCCGTGTGGAACGTGTCGAACACTGTCGGCCGCACAATCAACTGACCGGCCCGATCCGTGTACAGGCATAGCCCGGCCGGATCGAGTGTCGCCCACAGTTCATCGAGCGCCGACGATTGGGCGGCGCGGGCCGGGACCGTGAGCACGTCGACAGCAGTATCGAACGTCGCCCCGTACACCGTCGACCCGAACGCCCAACCGGCCTCTGTCAACAGGAACTCGACGCGTTCGGACCAGTTCTGTTCCGACGACGCGGGAACGGGAACATTGACCAGGCTGGTCAACAGGTCACGGGTCACGACCGTATGGCGGCGCAACTGGCCGCCGGCGTAGCAGGCGTCACCCCACCGTTCGACCCGGTTGGTCCAGCGCGGATTCCAGGCCGTGACTTCGCCGCCCGACACCAGGATCAGGCCGCAACGCGCCAACAGGCCCGGCCCTAGTTCGACGTGTGTACCGAACGTCGGCGACGTGTCATCGTTCCACGGGGCGAACGTGTCATCGGCCGCCCACAGATCGAACGTGGCGACCGACGCCCGATAACGGCCGGCGTACTGGTCGGCGCCCCTCACGTTTTCATGACCGGCGACATCGACGGTGACATCGAACCATTCGACATCGACGCCGGCGGCCGGGTCGGCGATCTCGTACACCAGCCGCCATATCCCGGTCCCGTAGTCGATTTGTGTCGGGACGCCGGCGGTCGGTGCCGGTTCGGCGGCGACCAGCTCGGCCAGAGTCGTCACGACAGGTACGGGTTCGGTGTCCCGTTACGACGTTCGTAGACACGAGCTGAGTCGACGGTGGCGGCCGGTGTGCCGGGCGGGTTGATGATCGTCACCGCGCCCGACCGGGCACGGTCGAACACACCGTTGTAATCCCGCGAATAGGTGCCCGGCAACCAGTCCAGTATTTCTTCGCCCGAGAGCCGACCACGGTTCGGGTCGCGGAGATAGTCGCCGGTGGCCTGCCCGGCGTCATAAGCGCCACCGAAGTACGCTCTAAGCCCTCCGAGACCGGCGTTCACATACGGCAGAATGGCGACCGCCATCGCCTCCAAGTGGCCGCGTGATTCGGCCAGTTCGGTGTTCAGGTCGCGGGCCGCTTGCACCGTTTCAGGCGTGTATACGCGGGCCTCTGGCACGTTCTCAACGGCGGTGCGTAGGTCGCCGACTGACGCGGTGACGATGTCGACCTGGCGGCCGCCTTCTTCGCCGAGCAGTTGTGACGCGGCTACACCGGCGGTGCCGACATCATCGAATCCTGTCTCTAACCCTTCTACGGCGGTCAGGAAGTTTTCGACCATGTTGGTCGAGCCGTCGATCTTGACGCCGAGCTGTTCGGCCAGTTCCGGATTATCGCGTAGAACCCCGTTGACGTTGTAGAGAATGTCGGCCAGGTCCGATGCTTCTGTGCCGTTGTCGCGGAACACGGCGACCAGCCGCGAGACATCTTCCAGGCTGGCGCCGGTACGGTTGGCGATCGCCTGAACCTGAATCGCGGTGTCGGCCGCGTTCTGGCCGGCGAGCAGCAGACCGGCCGCCAGACCAGCAGCGCCGGCCGCCGCCCCGGTGCCGCCGCCGAGTCCACCGCCCGAACCGTCCAGCCCGTCGACCTTGACGGTTGCGCTATCACCGTCGAGTTGGCGGAGCTTCTGCGCGACCTTGTCCAGATCGGCCGATGCCGTGTCGACGGCGTTCATTCGGACGGTACCGGTTTTGCCGTCCAACTGGTTGAACAGTTGACGGGCCGACTCCAGATCGGATTCAAGGGTGCCGATCAGGCGGGCCTGAACGGTCGCCTCGTCACCGGTCAAACCGTCTAGTTTCGATTTGGCGTTCGCGAGTTGGCGTTCCAGCCGATCGGTTTCAGCGTTGACAACGATGCGGGCCTCGTCGGATTCCAGGCCGTCGATCTTCTTTTCGATCCGTTCCAGCGTTGGCGTAGCCCGGTCGGTCGCCGTGACGCTGATGTTCAGATTCGTGTCACGGTTGGCGGCCATCAGTTCACCAGCGCATTGAATCGGGCGGCGATGTCACGTTCCACTTGTGGGATCGCCTTTAGGGCCGGCCGATCCCATGTGCCTTTGGCGGGGGTGCCGGGGTGCCGGCCGCGTCCCTGTGGGCGGGGGCGGGTGCCGTCGTTCAACCAGCGCCACGGGCCGCGCATCCGGCGCGGGCCGGCCGACACGGTGCCGACGACGTTGCCGGTCACTTTGGTCTGTATCCCGAGCCGGGCCGTGCCGATGCCGGACATGCGTAGATCGCCGCCAGTGTCGCGGCGGGCTTGTATCAGGATCGCTTTTTTTAGGTCGACTACGGCACGCTTTACGGCGTCGTCACAGAACCGTTCGACGTTGCCGGCGACCGCGTCCAGGTCACCGGCGGCGGTCACGGCGTGATGTCCCTGGTGATCCCGGCCGGGGTGATACCGAACGTCCACGTTTGCGTGTTGTGCTGGTTGACGGTCCCGCCGACCGTGGCGCCGGTGACGACGAACGAACCGGTGTAGGCCGGGTTATCGGCGCCGATCGCGGCCGTCGTGAACTTCGCCGAGAAGGTCAGTTCTGATGTTGGGGTGTCGAGCGCGTCGTACAGTTCGGTTTGCAACGATGCGGCGGTGATCTCGTTCAGTGCGGTGATTACGACGACTTCGTCGAGTGCGCCGGCGGCGTTCTTCTGGCGGATGTTCCCGAACGTCGCCGGGCCTTTGACCAGTTCGCGGGTACGGGTGATCGTGAACTCGATCGTCTCGTCGCTGTAATCGGTGCCACCGATCGTGATAACGCCTTCTGCCTGAAACATGGTTGCTCCTTAGATGTCGATGGTTGCGGTCAGGTCGGCGCCTAACGCTTCTGAGTCGTTGCCGTTCTGGAACTGGAAGTAGCCGCCCTGTAGGCCGGTGATGTTGAACCCCTGCCATAAACCGTCAGGGGTGATCGCCTCTAACACGGCCGGCAAGGTCGACACCAGATCGTCCAGGGCGGCGGTGTTGTCCTGTTCGCTACGTCGCGAGACCAGCACGCGGATCGCCAGGGTGACGCGGGTACGGCCGCCGAACGTGAGCCGGTAGTCGATGTCGAGTGGATCGGTGACGATGTAGGCGGGAAACGCGCCAACCGTGCCGGGCGGCCTGGCGTAGCCGCGTATCCCGGCCGGGTGTTGATCGGCGATCCGGTCGCGAATAGCGCGCAAGTCCATCACGTCTCATCAGTGTTAGCGGATGGTCCGAACAGGCCGGCGGTGATCAGGTAGCCCGACAGTTGCCGGGTGACACGCGGGTCATAAGCGCGGACCGGGACCGGCACCATGTCGTCGGAACCTGACCAGCCGTTCGGCGAGTTCTTCCAGCGGTAATTGTCGGCCGCCATCTTCGCCAGGCCGCCCGACAGTTCGGCGGTAGGGGCGGCGATATGTTCCGCTTTGACGTGACGATCCGCCCAGTCGGCGACCTCGTCGATCGACACCTGTACTTCGCCGGCGTCAACCGAACCAGCCTCAACACCGAGCACACGTTCCACGTCGGCGACAGTCGGGAACGTCGACACCGTCGACCGTAGGAAGTCGACCAACACCGTCTGATTGTTCGTCGGTAGACCGGCGACGGTCCCGGTCCCGGCCAACACGACATCGAACCGAACCCAAGTCGTCTGATTGTCGACGGCGACAATGTCGAACACCGCCCAGTTGTCGGCCGTCGTGGTGTTGCGTAGATGTATCCGGTCATCGACTTGCAGAGCGGCCAGCTCGGCGACACGGTCGGTCCCGTCGTCGTCGAGTCCGGCGAACGCCATCTGATCGTAGGTCGGTGTGTTCCAGCGCCATTTGCCATCGACGGGCGCGGCGATCGTCGGGTTATCGCTGTAACGCCATAACGACGAAAATACCGGCCCGTACACGCGTCACGCCTTCGCGAACCTGGCGACCGTACAGTCGGCCGCCGACTCGCACCGGCCACACGACGCCGTGTCGGTGTCGGTGATCCCGTTACCGCCGGGACATACGCCGGCAGCGTGCATGCGCGCGGTCTTTTCGGGCGACAGTTTGCGCGGCCCGTCCGATCCCGCCCCGGCCAAGTCGGGGGCGGGATCGGCGGCGGCCGCAGTGGCAGGGCGGCGGGCCATATCAGGCGGCGTTCACGATCAGTTGTAGGCCGGTGGCGTCGACTTTGCCGTGTGCGCCGAACTGATAGACGGCGGTGCCGTAGGTCAGATCGAGCGGTGACGCGGCCGACATCGTTTCGATCGGGCCGGTCATCGAGCGGTACGCCTCGCGGACACCGATCACGCCTTGCACGACTGTCGTGGACCAGGACGGTTCGACGTAGTAGTCGATCGTTTGGATTTGGCCGGCGGGGCTGGTGGCGTCGAACGATCCGACGACGTTCATCTGACCGATCTGCGGGAACATATACCGGTCGGTCGTGTCCTTCGCCTTACCCAACTCTGCCCACAGGAACGGGGACATGGCGATCACTTCGGCCGGGCGGCCGAGTGTCGTCAGGAACAGTTTGGACGCGTCGATCACGACATCGGGAAACGCCTTTGCGGTGACGTATTCCAGGCCGGTCGTGTTCACGTCGTCGGCGGCGGCCAGCAGACCGGTAGCGACGGCGGCGTTCCAGGCCCGGCCTAGCTCGCGGGTGAACAGGCCCATCACCATCGTCAGATAGTCGGGGTCCGAACGGGCGATCACTTCGACCGACATCGATTGTCCCGACGCGATCTTGATCAGGTTCCAGACGGCCGTGGTGACGGTCACCTTGTTCGATGTGACACCGGCGGTCAGGTCGGCCGATTCGGCGACAGTGGCCGCGATCGGACGGTCACCGACGATCGGCTGTGTGAACACGTTTCCGCTGACCGGGAGCGGCGCCGTCGACCAGGCGTTCAGTGTCGGGGTCTGTGACCGGTACAGGTCGATCACCGTCGACAACCATTGCGGCGGGAGCAGCCCGGCGATGTCGGCGAGTGCCGCTTCCTCGAGTGCGCGGCGGTGCGAGCGGATCGCGCCGCCGGTGCCGACACCGAGCGCGAGTGCGCGTGCGTGTCGTTGGGCGCCGTCACGGTTTTCGGTGGCGGCGGCGTGACAGAACTCTCCGAACGACCGGTATTGCTGTAGGAACTGGAGAGCTTGCGCCGATTCGACATCGATGCCGGCGGCGACGACACCGGGACGCGGGGCGGAACGTTGGGCCGGGACGACAGCCGAACGGGTCACACCCCGTACTTCCGGTTCGTCGGCCGGGGTCGGATCGTCGTCGGGGTCGATCGGGGTGTCGGGTGTATCGCTCATGGTTGGTTCCTTCGGTTGGGAGCGGACAGACAGGATTCGTGCGTCGCCGCGTTGTGGGTTGACGGTGAACACCAGCCCGGTCAGGCGGGCCGCACTGCGGACGATCGTGTCGCCGGCACGGATCGGGCGGTAGACGTCGTCGAACTCGATCGACAGTGAGTCGATGATCGGTTCGTCAGGGTCGATCAGGCCGAGCAGCCGCCGGCCGTCATCGTTGTCGACAACACGGATACGCCCGTACAGGCCATCGGCGCGAACGAACGTGTCGGACAGTTGACCGACGACGACGCCGGGGTGGGCCGGGTCGGCGCCGGCGCGGTGGGCGACACCGTCGAGCGGGGAATGTTCGTTGCGGACCAGGACACGCCCGGCCGGGACCAGGCCGCCACGCGCGAACAGTTCGGTGTACGACACGCGCCCGTCGTCTGACACGGTGTGCGGGTCATCCCATCGGCAGATCAGCACGTCGACTGTGCGGCCGTCACCGACCGTGGCCGCCGGGGCCAGTGAGATAGCCCCGGCGGCGCGGCGGTGACAGTCACGCACCGTGGCAGAATCGTCGGCACCCTGATAGCCGACGACATCGTTACGGGCCTCTAGCGTCGATACAGCGGCCGTATCTGTCACGGGGCGACCTCCTGAACGGCCGGGAGCGCCGGTGTCGGGTCGGGGCCAAGCGGTTCGGGTGTCAGTTCGGGGAGCAGTTCGGCCGGGAACAGTGACGTGGCGTCCAGGTGTGCGCGGGCGCCCGGTGGGAGTAGCCGGGTGAATCCGCGTTCGATCCGACGAACCCATGTCGTACCTAGCCCGAGCGCCAACCAGCGGCGGAACTCGTCGCCGACATTGTTATAGGTCAGGCTGTAGCCCTGAACGGGTGCGTTCACGACGGTCACCGGCATGTTGAGTAGGCGGGCGACCTCCGCTGCAGCGAACCCCAACACGTCGATGACCTGGCCCAGTTCGCCCGACGACGGCGGCACGTCGAGTTCCAGCCAGTTCGGAAGGAACGCCGGCCGAGTCTGGCGGCGGGCGCTGATCCACTCTTCGGACAGTTCCAGAATCTTCGCCGGGTCCAGTTCCATTTTCGATTTCAGGACCGACGACGGGACACCACCATTGGCGAAATAGTCGCCGAGATAGCGGTAAGCCCATCCGTAAGTCTCTAACGCGAGTGTGCAGACGGCGAGCGGTGACCGGCCGAGCGGACCTTTACGCGGGTCGTCGTTCAACTTCCACAGGGTGATTGCTTCGCGGCCTACGGGGCGGCCGTTGATCGACCACAGTGCGACGCGGAGCGGGTCGCCCTGATCGGCGACGTGTGCGACGGTGTCAGGGTTCAGGACGTTGATGGCGTCGACCGCGCCCGAGTCGTCACGCGGCCCGGTCAACGCGTAGGCGTTGCCGGTCCACATCATCGATTGGACGATCTTGTGCAACGTGTCGGCCCGGTCCTCGTCGGGGTTCGGTTTGTCCAGCACGTTGAACTGTTGACCGGTCGGCCGGCCGGTCGCGTCGACGGCGTACAGGTCCATGTCGGCGATCGCATCGGCGATCAGGCTGGTGACGCCTTGTGTGATCGGCAGTTCGTCGAACGGGACGGGTTGACCGGTCGACGTGCGGGCCGACATGGCGGCTTGCAGCCATTGGTCGATCACCGACAGATCGGAACGGGTGTGTTTGGTACGCCGGCCGAACATTGCCCGACACGGTGACAGGTGTTACAGGGGTCGTTTAGGATGGGGAGTGATGGTCAACGATGGCGAACGCGCCGATCTGATGACATCGGCAGAAGTAGCGGCCGAACTGCGGGTGGCCCGGTCGACCGTCGAGCGGTGGCGGTTTATGGCTATGGGGCCGCCGGCGATCTACGTCACCCCGCGCACGGTGCGTTACCGGCGATCTGACGTGGACGCCATCAAGTCGAGCTAGCCGATACCGCCGAGACGGGCGCCACGCGGGAAGTGTTGACGGTAGGCGGCGACGGCTAGGGCGGCGCCGGCGGCCGGGGCGACATCGCCGACCGATTCCAGTTTCGAGAATGTCCAGGCGTCACCGAGCGGGCGGCGGCGTGAACCGATCACGGCGGCGTCAAGTTCGGGTTGTGAGTCGTGGATCAGCTCTAGGCCGCCGACCGTGTCGTAGAACGTCCCGGCCGCCGACGCCACGTCGCCGGCCGTGACCTCATGGACATCGACGCCACGCCCGGCCAGCTCGTCGATGACACCGCCGAGACCGCTACGACGGTCGGCCCACACGTCCATCACGGTCAGGCCGTGGCGGTGGACTAGGTCTAGGACGGCCGGGCCTAGCCAGCGGGTGCCGGGTTGCCGGTCGATGATCACACCGACACGATCATCGGCGTGACGGAAGGCGACGGCGATCACACCGAACGTCCGATCGGGGTCGACCTCAATAGCGAGTGTGACACCGCCGGCCGGGGCCAGGCGGCCGGCCAGGTTACGGCATTCGGACCAGGCCGCCAGGTCGACGGCGGCCACGGTGGCGGCGGTCGGCCGGCGGGCCAGGTAGGCCCGGTCGAACTCTGCCGCCGGTGTCGTCCGCAACAGGGACTTGACGCGGTCGGCGGTGATCGTGTGACCGAGCGCCGGCATGACACGCGCCCACACGTCAGGATCGGCCCGGTCATCATCTTCGGTGGCGGACCAGTCGAACACCGCCATCCGCGAATCGGGATCGTTCAAGGCGACGGCGGCGGCCTCTTCGTAGTGCAACATCAGGCCGTCGTCACCGTTGCCGGGTGTGCTGACTATCCATAGTTGCGGATCGGGCCGGGTGATCATCGTCGGTTGTATGGCGTTGATCAGGGTCAGGTCGCGGTGGGCGAACGCCTCGTCGAGTACGGCGTCATCGACGGTCAGGCCGTGGCCGGCGGTGGCGTTCGATGCTTCGACGGCGATCCGCGACCAGGTGTCAGGGAACTCGACCCACTCCGAACCGTTCGACCGGCGCACCGTGTACCGGCCGCGTAGCTGGTCGCATGATTGGAGTTTGACCTGCTCAAACTCTTTGATGATCCTGACCGACGCGTGGGCGCGGTCCTGGGCGGTGTAGACCACGACACGGCGAACCATCCGGCCGTCAGGATCGGGGCGGCGGGCGGCCGCCAACATCTGTGCTTCCAACAGGTTCGTCTTGCCTTGCTGTCGCGGCACCTTGACGAACACGGTGTCGAACCAGCGGCGCCCGGTGTCGGCGTCCAGTTCGCCGGCCACGTCGGCCACATAGGACTGCCACGGCATCAGATATTCGCGATTGATCAGCAGATGCCAGGCGGCGACACGCGGCCCGAACGTGTCAGGCCGGGCCGGTGACCTCTCGGTACCAGCGCGGGGTCGCGGGAAGAGAAGCGATAAGACGTTCGATCCCGTCGTCATGCTCACGAACCGCTCCCGGTGTCAGGGCTAGGCGGAGTTTCAACAGTTGCGAACTGGCGGTGATCACCGAGTATCGATCGTCCTCGCGTGCGGCGGCGTCGAGCTGGCGGGCGACCTGACGTAGCGCACTCTTCACCGATTCCATGCCGGGCGGGATCGCGTCCAGTTTCTCTAGCTCGCGCAGATCGCGTGCGGCGTTGCGTTCGATAGTGCCCTGCGTCGTGCCTGATTTGCCGCGTAGGCCACGCAAACCGATCTGGCCGGGAATCTGCTTTCCCGTCATGTAACGACAGCCGTATCGGCGTACAGGGTCGGGGGAGAGAGAAACGAG